TCACTTTGTGTTTCAGGTGCTTCTTCTTCCATGAAATCTGTGTTGTAGTTTTCAGCCATATTATTTCCCTGCCTTAAAATTCTCTAGTGGAGTACCTTTTTTATAATTCTTAGCGTAGTCTAGTGCTTCATCTTCTGTTTTAAACTCTTTAAAGTTTCCAGTACGCATAGCATGATCCAAAGCGTTTTTAAAGTCTTTAAACTCGTAAAGCTCTCCAGTTTCAGGCATATATTGGATCATAGGAAAAGCTACAGGTTTACCGTCTACTGTTGTGTTTGACATTAAATGCGTTGCGTACCTCTCTTGATCCATGAATGCACCTTTTTCTGTCTTATCTATAAAAGGATAGTTCTGTGGATTGTTTATTCGATCTATAAATTCTGGCTCATTATTAGGCATATTAGTATCCTGATATCCAATCTAAGGGTTCGTATTCATCATCTAAATCTTCAAAGTACATCACTACGTTAGCTATCTGAGCGATTAAACTTACTGAGTCAACCATGTCATCATGCACACCAGTGGTAGGAAAGTTAAGCAGCTCATCTTTAAACTCTTTAACCCAGTCACCTTCACAAAGCTCTACCTGCTTATGCTCAAACCTGCCTTGCAAAGCACCAACAACTCTGTCTACCTTGCTTCTGTTTCCTATTGCTATCTCTTCTATTCTTGGGTAGATGTTTTGTTTTAACATCATCTCTGTTAAGTAAGGCATTACAGCCCTCATTAGAGAACCTTTTTCTATTCCAATAACTTGCACACCGTATAACTGGGTGTGCTTTAGGATTCTCTCGCATACTTCTTTAATGTCCCACCTTCCTGCATCAACCTTATCAACCCACCATTTGTTATCGTCTCCTACTTTGACAATAGCTATAGATGTTTGGTCTAAATACTTCTTCTTGTTACTGGCTTGCTTTGATACGTTCTCAAAACCTGCCAGGTCAACAGCCATGTAGTAAGTACCATGCTCTGGTTCATCATCTTTATCTTTTACTATCACCCAGTCTTCTTTAAATATGTCTGACTGTGGTGCTTCAAAGTTAGCCATAAACTCCTGCCTAAATGCAAACGTAGACATTGTTTCTTTAGCTATTTCAATCTCTTCCTTATCTAACAGTGGGTTATCAAAGCTAGTAAAGTGCCATGACTTCCAATCCTTAACGTCTTTCTTACCCAGCTTGTAGAGATCGTAGAAGTGATTACGTCCCTTCGGTGTACCTATAAACACACACCGACCCTTCAAGTCAGCTAACGCTGGTCTAAGAATCTGCTCAAACACTGTAGGTTTAATATCTGCATACTCGTCAAGTACAACAAACTTTAAAGCTACACCTCGCATCGTCTCTGGTCTATCAGCACCTTTTAACGATATGACCGAACCGTTAATCAGTGTTAACTGCATATTATTAACGTGGCTACTTGCTATTACCGGGTTTCCCAGCTCTAACAGTTGTTGCCACATGATGTCCCTAGCCTGTTGCTGAGTAGGGGCTATGTACCAGACATGACCCTTATCAGCCTCTAACGCAGACACTATCAGTCTCCACGCAGCCAGTCTACTCTTACCAGTCCTACGACCAGCAGCTATGACCTTAAATCGAGACTCATCAGTCCAGACCTCTTGTTGCCACGGTAGTAGCTTAATCTTCAGGTCTGACATCTACAGTCTCGTACTCAATATCTTGTGGTTCCTCTATAACTTCTGCTTGCTTATCACCTACCATTGATATCTGAATGTTGACACTACCTCTACCTGTGTCCTTACCTTTGTCAAAGTACGACATCGGCAACACTCGATCAATGCACATCTTCAAACAAGCCACCTGGTCCTTGTCATCGTTGTCCAGAGCTTTGGTGATGATAGTATTAATAACAGTCTCACCACTTGTAGCTAACAACCGGGCATGGAACTCTTTTATTCTTGATGCTTCGCCCGGGGGTCTTCCGACAACACCTCTTTTCTTTTTAGCTTCAACCTCAGTCTTTCTCGGTCTACCGCGACCCCTTTTTTTAGGGACATTATCTTTATCAGACAAATGTTTATCCTCTACTTAGATATCTATGTAGGTTTAGAGGTTTAATGATGGTAATCATTATTCATAATTCCTCTTAGGCTACATAAAGAAGGTATCCTAGCATATTTTACTTATTCTTGTATGCTTTTTTTTGTAGGGGACATATTCTCCTTAGTTCTAAACGAGCTTATCAGTTCTTAACGTCCGTTAACGTCCCTTAGCGGTCAATCCTCTTTTCATTTTCACTTTTTTTGTGTCTGTTAGGGTATTAGTAATAAGATACTAAGCTGGCTGACCTACCCCCCCTATAAAGTTATCCACAAGTTATACAAAGTTATCCACAGTTTGCTAAATGAGAATGATTCCTATTTAGATTTGTAAATGATAATGATTCGCATTTACATAGTCTAGAAAGTTATCCACAATCTATCCACATGTTATACAAAGTTATCCACAGAGGGGGTTAATGTTTTCCGGGGAGGATGTATCCGCAAGGGAACCTCACAGGACTCCACAGATCCCAGGACACTACACAATAATGCTTGACATTAGCGTAATTATCAGGAAAAATAAAATGACCAGGTAGTCTACATAATCTGTTGATTTATTTATGCTTTAAAGGAATAAATAATATGTCAAAATAATTTATTTATTTAGTACGAAAAGACTTGACCCGGAAGTAAAGCGCAACTAGAATAGAGGTGTGGTAAGGGAATATTTAATTAATAAATAAGGAGAAATAAATGACTAAAGTTAAATCAGAAACAAGTTGGGATGGTTACTACTTTCAAGTTACTTTGGATGGTAAGAAATATCCGAGAGAGCGTGGTGACTGGTATGTCATCTCTAGAGGTTTTGAACCAAAGCAAGCCAAAGAAGAAGCGGTAGAGTTTGCTAAGTGGGAGAGAGCAGGTAAGTACATCTCTAGCGCAGGTGTCAAGTATCAGTCTGAAGAACAGTATGAAAAATTTATTGAGGAGGAGATGTCTTGAACTCTCAGTACAAAGACGTAGAGTATGTCATCATTGCAAACACCTCCGAAGGACATCACGAAGCTGTGATGTTCTTTGAGGATCTTAAAGAAGCAAATAGCTACAAAGATGTTCTGGACTCTACGGTCTACACGATGGTTCGTAGGACCACTACAATTAACGATGAGGAGATCACATGAACAATGGTGGAATGATTCTGTTTTTATGTCTATTAGCCGCGATTAACGTAGGCATCATGGTTTGGATGTGGCTAGGAGCGTTGTCATGAAGTTTAAGACACCGTATGAGCAAGGCAAGTGTGATTGTCATTACCGAAGGTATGATCGAGATAGGGCTTGCTGGAATGAGAAAGAGCGAGTAGAATATGATAAAGGTTGGGAATACGGTCAAAAACTCAACTATTTTTTTGATGATAACGAACACTACAATGAGGAGAATTACGAATGAAAAATAAAACACCATTCCAATGCGGTCAAGAAGATGCTTTTTTTAACTTGGCAAAAAGACCAAGATATGTCTTGGAAGGTAAGGTCTACAAGCTGGTACAGTCTCAGGAAGAGCTGGTGGCTCAGTATTACGCTGGTAGAAAAGATGCTGACCAGTTCTATGACGGCACTGAGAAAAGAATCAAAAGAACCACTGTTTTGTTTGCTGAAGACACTGGTGAGGTAAAAAGAATGACCGATGAAGTTGTATGCTCAGGTCAGGTCAGCTCTAAAAAAGGAGACTAAACGTGCGTTGTAAATCGTGTGATGTTTTATTGACTGATTTTGAAGCAACTCGAAAATCAGGAGAAACTAAAGATTACATAGAGTTGTGTAATCATTGTTTTGAATCGTCAGGTGACTTTTTCACGTTCGATAGGAGAGATTTGATGCACTCAAGTGATGAGAAAAATGATTTAGAGTTTGACCAGTTAGATGAACACGATTACAATCGTTTAGGTGTTACAGAAATATTTTACGATCTTTAGGAGATAAAAAATGGATGATGAATTTTACGATGTAGATGGACACGATGACGGTCAGCAGTTTGCAGACAGTGAGGAGGAGGCACATTTTTATGCAGTAATCTCTGAGTTTTTAGAGCTGTTGGATGATTACTCACCTCAATTTGTCTTACTGACAATGAATCAGTTGATCCAAGAGAGATCAGAAAGCACTCTAAGTAGTGTTAATTAGTATTAGTTATTATTATTATAATTAGTATTAACTTAAACTAAGTAGTAAATTTTAGCACATAAAAAAGGATTTGTCATGGGTATACAATTGAAAGCACATCAACCTTGTCCAGATTGTGGATCTTCGGATGCTCTTGCTATCTACGATTGGGGTACAAAGTGTTATGTCTGCGAAGTTGTTCATGTAAATGATAAAAACTTAGGTGAACATAAAAGGAGAAATATGACAGTAGTTTCTAATAACACACCAGGTTGGAAAGAGGTTAAGACTTTGACTCACCCGGGTGAAGATTCAATATTTAAATCAGTCCCGGAGCGTGGCATATCGAGAGCCACAATGGAGTTTTTCGGTGTGAAATCAGATGGACAAAACTACTGGTTTCCGTACACCGATAGTGACGGTAAAATTGTTGCTTACAAAAAACGAGGCATCACTGAGAAAAAGTTCAGCACTACGGGTGACTGGTCTAATGCTCAGTTGTTCGGAATGAGTCACTTTGCTAAAGGTGGTAAGTATGTTAGCTTGGTGGAAGGAGAGCATGATTGTAGTGCAGCATTTCAGATGCTCGGATCTAAATTTCCAGTGGTGTCGATCAGGAACGGTGCAGCCAGTGCCTCAGCAGATGTTCGTAAGTATTATAAGTGGCTCGACAGCTTTGATAATGTCGTAGTGTTCATGGATAACGATGAGCAAGGTAAGGCTGCTGTCGAGGCTATTACCAAAGTTCTTGGATCTAAAATTAAAGTGTTTAAGCCTCAAGCGGATTACAAAGATGCCTGTGACTATCTGTCCAGAGGTGATGACAAGATTTTCATGGATACCTGGTGGAGAGCAGAACGTCATGTCCCTGAAGGTATCGTAAGCTCTTCATCGTTGCGAGAAGAGGTTCTCAAAAGACCAACAAAATCTCTTGTTCGTTATCCGTTCCAAGCATTAGACGAGATGACGATGGGTATCAGGGAAGCAGAGCTTGTGACTGTCACCGCTGGATCAGGTCTTGGTAAGTCACAGTTTATTAGAGAGCTTGCTTACAGCATCTTTAACCAGACTGATGACAACTTCGGAATCATGTTTCTTGAAGAAGACAAAGCAAGAACTGCAAGGTCACTGATGTCTTTGCACTTAAACAAACCAATACATCTGCCAGACACTGAGGTCTCTGATGAAGAATTAGCAGATGCTTATAATGCCTTACTGAAGGATGACAGGTTCTATTTCTACGACCACTTTGGATCTAATTCAATCGACACGATTGTGGATAACGTCCGTTACTTTGCTCGTGCCTTGAACTGTAAATACATCTACCTCGATCACGTTTCAATAGTCGTGTCAGCGCAGGAAGCGAGCGACGAACGCAAAGCAATTGACGAGATTATGACTAAACTCCGAATGCTTGTTCAGGAGACAGGAATCACTCTTTTCTTGGTGTCTCACTTGAAACGTCCAGAGGGTAAGGGCTTTGAGGATGGCGCACAAGTGTCTGTATCAGCTCTTAGAGGTTCTGGATCTATCGCTCAGTTGTCGGACATTGTTATCGGCTTAGAGCGTTCTAGCCAGCATCCTGACCTTACTGAGCGCAATACTACACAGGTCAGGGTTTTAAAGAACAGGCACTCTGGTCAGGTTGGTCCTGCCGGGAGATTACTGTACGATCTGAAGTATGGTAGGATGTGTCAACGTCTTGATGAAGAGGATGAGAACGCCTTATGAATATATTAGATTTGTTTAGTGGTATTGGTGGTTTTAGTTTAGGATTAGAACGTGCCGGAATGAAAACCGTTGCATTTTGTGAAGTTGATAAGAAATGCCAACAGGTATTAAAGAAGCACTGGCCAGGTGTACCTATTTTTGATGATGTATCAACACTTAAAGGAGAAGACATTGAAGAAACAGTTGACGTTATTTGCGGAGGATTCCCATGCCAAGACATCAGTCTCGCAGGAAAAGGAGCAGGACTTGAAGGCAAAAGATCAGGTCTTTGGTCAGAGTTCAAAAGGCTCATCGAAGAAATCAAACCGAAGTATGCAATCATTGAAAACGTCTCAGCCCTTCGAGGTAGAGGATTGGATCAAGTGCTC